CAGCCCTGCGGCAAACGCATCCCGCGCCAACTCGCCCGACTCGTAGCAAACCCCCGACCAGGAGTAGCCCATCAGGCAGCCTCACGCGAGTACCACGCCGGAACAGCGACCGGACGCAGTTCGACAAGACGGACCCGCACACCCACCCGCAGAATGTCGCACGGTTGCGAAATGTCGATCCCATACGCGAGAAGCTCACGACGCCAACGGCGAATCGTGGAAGCGCCCGCTTGCAGAGTCTTGTAAGGGTTTTCCCCGTTGAGATACGACCGCGCGATAAGCCCGAGCTTGCCGGGAATATCCTGCACGTCCGTTACCGTTACCTGATTGCGCGTCAGAACCTCAGCGAACCGACCAAACACCACGTTATCCATACGTTCACCCCCGACGACCTTTGACCAACTCACCATAGATTGAAGATTATCCCGGAGCAGTTGCCGGGATTTGAGACTTACCTCGTACCGGAGTATTCCCGCCGATTCGCAATACTCCCTGACCTCATCCGAGCAATGCTTGCCAAGCTCATCAGCTTTGTAATACAGCTTCTCATAATGCCGCTTGCTGCCCTCATTCCAGGTAACACCGTTGCCGTACCCCTTCGGCCCCTGCGACGCTTTCTTGACGGTCGCCTGACCGCCCATCCAATGAAGCACCCGATAAGCCGACTCCCGAGACCCGGCCGAGTAATTCGCCGTCAGATCAACCCGAGTGATCACCGCATTGTGCGAAGTGTGGAAACCATCGCTCAACGCGAGGCGCCCATTGCCCTCGACATGAGTGAACGGAGGCAGACCGAGAACCGCGAGGATTTCGTTAGCCCTGGCGATGGTTTCCAGCACCGGCAGCCCGAACAGGTTATCCCGACGCCCGAAGCGCCCGACGTTCCCGGACAGCTCGACCCGGATACCATCGCAGCGCACCGCTAAGTGAGTGTCGTAGCTCCCCTCGTGTTCAAGACGACGGCTGACCGTGTACTCTGCTTTCGACGCATCGAACACCGGGCGGATTTCCCCGGTTTCCTGATCGACCGCACGCCCGAAGGCGTCGCACTCGAACCGCACGACATACCCATCATTCAGAACAGGCAGCCCGCCCTGATGATGGTCCTGATAGATGGTCAGCCAGTCGCAGAACACGACCGCACCCACTTGGCATGCAGCCGGATGGCCCTCGACGGACGCGGCCGACGCCGCCGATTGCTTAAAAAATGCGCTCATTTGCTCAAAAGTGAGCGATTGGTTACGTGTAACTGTCCCGTAACCCTTGGGAGCGCCGCGCCGAGGGCGGGCTTCCACGAGTCACACCACCACGAATCCGCGCGCCCCTGACGCTTGACGAAACACCATAGCGCGCCCGCCATCGGGCCGCACGGCAGAATCCTGCCGCCGGAGCAGTTCCCACACGTGCCGCTCATACCCGACCCACCCGACGCACGACAGCAACAAGCCAGGTAGCAAGCTCTAACGGCGTTTTCTCCCGTTCGGCTTGGCCCATCATTTCCACACGACCGAGAGCAGTACCGAGAGCGAACGGAATCAGCGGCAAATCTGACGGCTCGACGCCAACCAGGTACAACCAGGTCGCTTTGGGCGCACGATGACCGAACCAGCTTTGCAGTATCGGAAGCGTCCAGCCCCCGGCCAGATCGCGCGTGCCAGGTCCAGCAAGACCCGCCGCACCCCAAAGACTGGAAAACGCCGGATGCTCCAAGACGCCCCCACAACGCCGCACCTGTTCCACAGCGAAGAAAGCCAGCTCGCGCTCGTCCGATCGCGGTTTGGCCTGTCCCTTGAGGCGACCCCAAGCGCGACACGGCGGATGCGCGATGACAGGATGCGAACCCACATAACGCCGCGCGTCCCGCTCAGCTGTCCAAACATCACACCCGGCCAGACCGTGATACACGGACCGCTTGCGGGCGAAAAGCACGGCCACCTGCGAGGCCATCACAGCCAGCCCTCGCGACAACGGGAAATTGCGAAGCTCCCGGACCAGTAGAACGGAGCCGGAAGGGCAGAGCACCGATGACCGCCCGCACGGAGGCAATACCGCAACTCCGCGCGGACCAGCGCAACAGAGATGCGGGCGGCTGGCATTACGCGGCTGCCTTCACGTCGGCCGGATTGCGAAAACCGACGACCACGGACCGGAGACCATTCCGACCCGGTACGGTTTCGACGGCCAGATCGAGCTGGGCGGGGAAGCGCACATCCCGGAACTTCTCCAGGCAATCCGGAGCAAGGTCCAGCTTGGAAGTCTCGAACCCGTACCCCATCAGCCGGAAATCCTTCTTTGCAACCGGCTCCATTGGCCGCAAGATTTCCAGTTGAGCGAAATCGTATTGACGACCGGTTTCCTTACCAACACCCGACAAACGCTTGACACCTATGGCATGAACTCGCATCACCTCACCTCACTTGTTGGTTATGTGCTGAAAACCGCACAGCCGCCAATCTAGTGCGGTTTTTCGAACATTGCAAGTGCGGAAAATCGGACTAATCTTGAAGGGTATTCACAAGCACCGAAGGAAGAGAACGATGACACCCGCCGAATATCTCGACGCCGCCAAGGCCGAGCTTGGCATCCTGGCCGACAACGAACTTGCGAAGCGAATCGGCACCACGCGCTTTCGAATCAGCGCCTACAGGAAGGGCGTAGAATGGCCCGACAATTACATCGTCATGAAGCTAGCCATCACCCTGAAGCTAGACCCGGCAAGGGTTTTAGCCGACCTGGAAAGCCAGAGAGAGAAAGACAAGACGCGCGCGGAATTCTGGCGGTCTTTTCTGTCGCGTGCCGCTTTGCTGGTGCTGATAGCGTGCACGCTGGCATCGAGTTTTATCGCCACTTCAGGCACCGAAGCCGCACAGCTTGGTGGAATTCTGACCGCTAGCGCAGCGGTTTTTTATGCAGCTTGGGTGCGCATAATTTGGGTTTATGTTAGTTTCGGCTTATCGAAATGCGAAAACCGATTATAAAAAATCATGGCCAATCGGGAACAAAACCATTCCGCTATGGAGCACAGCCCAAGAGGGCCAACGGCTTAAACGTGGCCGACCCCCCATTGCTGCCGCAATGGGTCCCCCCCGTCCACAAGCCGTCGGGGCGGGGTGGGGCGTAGCCAAGGCGAGCTTATCGCGTGCCGAGCACGGCAGCGACCAAGACCGAGCACCACGAGAAACGCTACAGAAGGTCAGCCGAGAAAACCGCACGCGCCCGGTGCACCCTCGTCCGGCGCCCTGGAGGGGCTTGTGGTGACCCCCGCATCAAGGGGCGCAGAGAACGCGCCCCTTGCCCCCGTAAATCACCCGCACGGCGCACAAAACGCGCCGCACGTGCTCAACGGGGCGGCTGTGCCGTGCGCACATTGGCGCGGCTTCACTGCGGTCGGCAGGAAGTGATCGGCGCAGAGCAGACGCCGACCGGGATACCCACACGCGGCGGTCGGGTATCCAGGTAGAGACTATCCGCAGTCCAGTTCCGTGAAACTCCTGGCACGTTCAAGGCGAAGCCAAGCGGTGACAGTCTTTTCAATCTGTTGCCAGTTCCGAAGGCGATAGTGCCACGGGCCGCGCCCACCCCCGTACGATTCGATCCTCGCGCCGAGGTGGCGCAGCTCCGCAAGGTAGCGTTTAAGGGTCGCAAGCGATATGCCCGCATCCTCGCAGAGCCGGGCAGCAGACAGACCGATCGTCCCGGCTTTAGCGAGACGCTCGACCATTTCCAGTTGCTGAAGCAGAGGGTTATCCATGGCGCAGACTCCTGTCGTTGAAAACGATATTGTCTCGCACCTGGATAACTGTGTCAAGCGTTGATACACTTAACCAGGTAAGCGCACCTGGATAAGTGTCTCATTCTGTGATGCACTCAAATGGTGCATTGTCGAGCGCGCGCTCGCTTCGCTCGCGATTACAACGGCACCGGTCGGCTAGATCAAGCCCCGCCGCTGAAGGCCATGCCAGACCCGGACGGCCTCATCTGGTGGCAGACGGCCCAGGCGCTCAACCACAGGAAGCTTGCGCTTGAGCTCGACGGCCTGCGGCCTGACTTCAGCTTCCCAGGACTTGCCGAGCAGCGACAAGACGAAGCGACGCCAGTACCCAGGCGGCTCCGGCAGATACCGACCCCGGACCAGATACCCAGAGAGAACCGTATGCAACCCGCACGCGGCCGGATGCTCGCGAGGCAAGAAAAGCTGTTGCGTGTCGTAAGCCGGATAAAGGTCCTCCGCCCGGAAGTACTTCCGGCCGCACACAAGCCCGTCGCGCTCGACACCGTACCGAGTGACCCCGATATGGAGCCGCGGAAACCCGACCCGATACCCAAGCAGCGCCGTCAACGACGACACGAACGGAATAGGCCACTTGTCCGTACGTTTCACGGATATGTGATATTCGATCATCGTCGTTCGCAGTTGCTTGTCGATCTGGTCTAGCCCCTGGCAGATGTAGTAGACATCCCACCCGAGCTTACGACTGTGCACCAACCAATCGAGCATCGGCTGACGCGACCTGTCGCCGAACGACCTCGAATTGAAGAACGTGCTTGTCTCGTCCAGCACGAGCAGCCCGTTTTCATCCTCGACTGGCCCTTCCTGGCCCCGGCCGAGGGCTTCCAAGTCATCCACGCATGGCTTGTCGGGAAGCCTCGTCAACGTCGCGCGACTGCGTGCGCCCAAGAGCACATCGAGGCGCACATCCAGATTAGTCGCCACTCGCCGACCCGCGCGCAACGCGTCGCGCATCAGCCCGACCGCAAACAGGCTTTTCCCGGAGCCCTTGCGCCCGGTAATCGCGTAGTCGGCCATCAGTACACCGTTTGCGTAATGATTTTCACATTGCGCAGCGTCCACTGATACAGCGCCGCCGACACTCGCAGAGTCACGAACAGAGCGAAAATCGTATTGATGTTCCCCGGCAGAAAGTAAGTGGCCTGTCCAAGCGACTCAGGCATCGCCACCCGCGCCGCCAAGATCGCCGCTTTGATAGCCAGCGACAGCGCCAGGAACAGCGACCCGGCAACGATGATGAACGCGACGACGCGCGCATAGTGCAGCGCCATCTTGTACGCGGTATGCGTCGCGAACCACGTGAACGCCGCCGTCGCCGCCGACCCGACCAAACCCACCAACCAGACGAAGAACCCACCCGCAATAGGCAAAGGCATTACGAGACTCCCGCATTACGGCCGCCCGTCAGAAAGACGAACCCGCCGACCAACAAACCGAACCAAAGCGCATAGCTCCCGATGTCGCTGATTTTCGCAGCGACCGGGCAGTGGTCCCACGTCACGGAGTGCCCTGCAAACTCCATGTGCAACGGCGCGCAGCCCGCGATAGTGATCGGCTCGAACCAGCCCGACGACATCGCCGCATCCCAGGCAGAACGCGACGCCGACGACGGATCCGGCGTTACCCCGTTGATGAGATCAAGGGCCTGTTGCTGTTGCTCGGTAAGCGCATCCTTCGACGCGTCGGAATGTTTCGCCGAGGTTATCGGACCGTCATCTGTCGCATTCGGAGTCAGCGCACACCGGAGCTTGAACGCTTCGCGCGCCTGCGCACACTGCACGGGATCGCCTTCACAAGCCGGCTCCGCGCCGCAAGTACCGGAGAAAGACGACACCTTGCAGATAGGACTGTCCGGGTTTTCCTCACAGAACGGTTTCGACTCGGGCTTTTCTTCGCCCGCGTCCGGCTCCGCGCCACTCGGCTTTGTCGTCGTTTCGCTCGACGTTCCGGAGCCCCCTGGCCCGCTGGTGGTCGAAGTGGTTGTCGTCGAGCACGATCCAGCCTCAACGCAAGTGGTGGTTGTGGTGGTGGTGGTGGTTGTCGGACCCGCCGCACCAGGTGGCGTTTCCGTTTTCGTGGTTTTCGTTTCGCTCGACGTTGAATCACACGTGACGCAGATGGTCGCGCCGCTCACCGTGCCGGAGCACATCCCGCGATCATGGCAGGCGGACTCCGCAGGCGAAGCCTCACCGGCCGGCGTCGGGCTTGCTTCCGTGCCGCCCGTACAAGACACGCCATAGGACCACGCTTGCCCGTACGTTTGCCCCCCCTCAGTATAGGTCCGACCCCCGATATACGCGCTACAGCCCTCAACGCAGACCTTGCCACCGTCGCCCGGCCGGAGGTAAATGGAGCCCGCGCCGACTTGCTCATCGACAGGCACACCGCAATCCTTCAAGCACGACCCGTCAGCTTGACGACTGGTGCCAGCCGCACAGGCGGGTCGCGTGCAGTTCGTACCGCTCAACGTCCAGCCGCCCGTCGACGGACACGTATAGACCGTCCCACCCGTGCAGAACAGATCACCCGTCGCCACGTACGCTTTCGTCTGCCCCGCAGCGCAGTTGTACGTCATCCCGACACCAGCAACCCCGCCCGCACCGCTTGTATATTTCCAGTTGAGCATATAGCCATAAGAACGCGACTCCCTGCTGTCACGTGTCCGCAACGCTGCATTAGACTCGCCGACGAAGTACTGCAAACACCAGTATTCAGCGGCCGCCTGATTAGTCCGCTTGTCTGCCGGAGGCATCCCGGAATAACAGGAATAGTTGACGGGAGGGACAGCCCCACCCGATGAAGTCGCAGGCTCCGTGCAGACCCCACCCGAGCACGTTTCAGCGCCGACGGTACCAGAGAACCCCCCAAGGCCCACCAACGCGACAGAAAGCCAGAACAACCACCGCAAGACCTCAACGCACAACAAACTCGCCCGCGCGCTCATAGCGCCCCTTTCGACGTTCCGGCAGCAGCTCCGGCAAACTTGGCACCACCTGGCCCACCGAGTACACAGGCCGAGCCGGTTGAATCACCGTGGCCGGATGCGGACCGGACGGAACCACCACCGGACCCCCGGGACGCAAGCGCACATCGCCGACGCACCAACGCGCGCCCGCGTCCGTTTCGAGGCACCCGACCGGAGGCATTGACCGGGAAGCCCACCCTGCCGGTGCAACCAGCAGAGCGGACAGAAGGAACCAGACCGGCATTTAGACGGCCTTGTTCGCGCCCTTCTTGAACAGGCGAATGAGGATGAAACCGCCGGTAACGAGACCGACGATCGGCCAGACGGCGGCCAGAACCGCCGTAGCATTGTCGCTCACAGCCGTGAACGCGGCGGTCGCTTCGGACGGCAACGCAGCGTGCGCGGACGAAACAGACCCGATGAACGCGGCGTTGATAAGGGCGACGCGCGCCAGAAGGGCTTGCTTGGTCTTGCTCATGATTTTTCCCCTTTCATGGGAAGTGTTAGCGCCACATGGCACCCTGGGGCGCCCGCTTGCGCAGGCACCCCAGGCTGACATCTAGCCCGTTGCATTCATGGCCTCGCGGTACTTGGTGAGGATGTACCCCGCGCCAAACCCGACCGACCACGCCGCTACCAGATACCCCACCAGACCGACCACATCCCCGCCACTCATGCCCGGAACCCCGACCGAAAACCCATCACCATGGCGAAGAACAGCGCCGCTACGATCAGCACCGACTGAACCGGATACTGCGCAGAAGTCGGCAGCGCGCAAGACTGCAACTGAGTCACGCCCGACCGCGCGACAGATACCCCGGTCGCCCAAGGCATCGTCGTCACCGACCACGAAACTTGCCCGACCCCATCAACAGAAGGAACGCCGGAAAGCGCCGTTACCCCGTACCCGTCCAACGTCGTCAGCCCTGCGGCAAACGCATCCCGCGCCAACTCGCCCGACTCGT